GAGCCTGCGAGCTTCATGTTGCGCAGGGTGAGACCGCCGCCCGTATTGCTGACGAAGGGCGCGGCGGCGTTCGGAATGGTGTCGGATAGCCTCCCCCCGGTGATCTGGAGATCGCCGCTGGACAACAGAATCGCCGGGCTTCCGAACCCGGACGAATAGGTCATGTAGACGCTGCCGATCATGACCATGCAGCCGGAGGCATTCTCGTAGAGCGCCGGCGTCGTCACGTAAGAGCTGTTCGTCGAATAGAAGTTGGCGATCTGCGCCCAGGAGCACGCCGCGATGTTCAGGTTTGCTCCGCCATCCAGCATCAGGGAGTTGAAGTGCCCCCACGAGAAATTGGCGGTGAAGTTGAGGTTGCCCTGCCAGATCTGCATCTTGCCGGCGACGAGCCCGTCGGTCGCGCCGAGGTTGGCTGCGACCACCGAGCCGTCATAGAAAATATCGGAAATCGCCATTGACGCGGTATTCGAGGAGCCGAGGTTGAAGCCCCAGAACTCATAATCGTCGATCTGCGGAAAGTTGTGAGAATTGTCGATGTCCATGGCGACGTTCAGGGCGGAACCTTGGATATAGCCGAAGTGGAACGTCCCTCCACGCTGATAAATCCCGTTCCATGCGCTTGGATACAAGAGGTAGTCGATGTCCATGTTTCCGGCGCCGTTGTTGTAGACGACCCAGGGATACTTACAGACGCCGCTGCCGGCGTTGGTCGTATTGCAGGAGCCTAGCGGGAGGGCGGCCGAGCGCGGCGAGGCGAAGTGGATCGTGTCGGACGGCCCGCCGCCGCCGGCAATGCCGCCGAGGACGAGCGTCGCCCCTGTCCCGCCGCCACCCGTCGTGGCGACCGTCCCCGACGGCCACACGCTGCAGGAGGCGTTGCCGGTCGCCGTGACGCTGGCCGACTGGACGGCGCCGCCGGACACGGTGACGGCGAACTGCGGTTCCGTGGCGCATGTGCCGCCAGTCGCGGTCAGCGTCTGCGTCCCGTTCGTGTAGCCCGAGCCGCCCGTCCCCAAGCCCACCGTCATCACGTCGACAATCGAGCCGCTCACCCCGACGACCTCGGTCGGATAGTTTTTGTTTGCGACGGGGATCGCCGTGGTGGTCGTCGCATCGACCGCGAACATGCCGGAGACGATGGTCCCGGTCGCGCTGGACACGGTGAGGACGTTGGCGCCGGCGGTGCTCGCGTTCGCACGTGCGGTGATGTCGGCCGGCAAATGCTGCGAAACGACGATGTTCTTGATGCAGGGCTTGACCGCTACGCCATTGTTCGTCGGCGTGACGACGATGATCCCGCTGGCCGAAGACGAGAAGTCATAATCGACATCGATCACCGTCTGCCAGCCGGGATCGCCGTAGAGGCACTGGCCGGGCGGCAGATTGATGGGGTTGGCGATGTGATAGGCGCCCGACGTGAGATAAACGGCCTTGCCGGAGTTCCCGGAGAGCGCGGTGTTGATGGCCGACGAGTTGTCGACCGCGCCGGTGCCGGAGCCTGTGGTTCCGCTGATCTGGACGCCGTTGTAGGCGGGCCCGGTTGATCCGCCGCTCGACCCGCCGATCGGGGTCATCGGCACGCCGCCGCCCGGCAGGCCCTGCGCGAAGCCTTCGGCGCCATGGGCGAGTGCGGCCAGCGCGATCAGCGCCGCGCCAAAAATTCGGTCGACCCGCTTCATTGGAAATACTCCACGTCGAGCGTTCCGGACGACGAGAACGCGCGGAAATTGGCGAGTGTTTGTGGGCCGGAGAGCGCCACGCACGCGCCGGAGGCGAGCGGCATGCCGACGCTCGAAGTCGGCGTCGTGGTCCCGTCGGTCGTGTACCTGACGGTCGCTCCCGAGGCGCAGACGGTCGCGTAGCGCGCGCCGGAGGGCACGGTGAGCGCGGTCGCCGATGTCGGCGCGATATTGTGCTGGCCAGGCGAAAGCGGCGCATAGGGCGTCGGCAGCGGGATCATGCCCGGCACCTGCGTCCCGGCAATGTCGCGATAGGTCTGTGCATGTACCGGGCAGGCGAGGGCGAGCGCGAGCGCCGCGCCACAAAACAGGCGTTTCATGCTGGAGGCTTCCTTGCGACAAGTGGAGAGCGATCAACCAGGGCCGAGCGCGAGGAGCACGGCCTGGAAGATGGCCGCAGCGGAGATCGCCCGGGCCGCGACCCTTGAGGCCCGGAATACGATCGGATTTTCGGGCGCGTCCGCGAGCCAATATGCAAGTTTGGCGAACGCAGCGCCGACCAAGCCAAGGATTACCGCTATCGCTATTGGGCCGCTTTCGAGCGTTATGACCAGGCGCCGACGTTGGTCACGCCGGAGGCGCCGATCGGCGCGGCCTTGAAGTAGGCGCCGGCCTGGACGACGCCCGCGGCGGCGACGCCGAGCGAGACTTGCGGGATGACCGTTCCGGCTGCGGTCACGCGCAGAATTCCCTTGATGAGGGCGACTCCGCTCGTGTTCGTGTTGGCTGACGTGAGCGCCGTCCCGGCTGCGGTGTTGAAGGTGGCGAGCGTGTTCTGGGCGCTCGTCAGGGCCGAGCCCTTCGCGGCGATCGACGTCCAGGCCTGAGTGAAGGTCGCCGTACCGCCGAGGCCGAAGCCGAACGAGCCCGAGGTCGCCGACAGGCTGGCGAGCGCGAAAGCGCACTCGAATTCGTAGGTTCCCGGCTGAAGCGTGACCGCGCCGCTCGCCGTGGCGTTGAGAAGCTGCTGCGCCGCCGTCTGCGAGGTCAGCGTGTAGGGAGACGAAAGAACCTCGATCTGCTCGGCCATGAGGACGCCGCGCTCGCTGGCCGCGACCGAGCCATAGAAGGCGTTCCCGTCATATTCGATCGCGCCCGCCTGGGCCGTCGTGGTGTTCGTCCCTGCAGTCATCTTGAGCGGCGGCGCCGAGCTCGTCCCCGCCGGCGGCGTCAGCGGCCCGGCCGACTGATCGACGATCGTCCAGGCGTTCGATCCGTTGCTCTCGATCGCGATGGAGCCGTAAGCGGTCGAGATCACGGCGCTCGCCCCGCCATTGATGGTGTCGGAGCCGGCGCGATTCAGCGTGATCGTCTTCGTGGCCGAGCATGAACCCGATTCGTCGACAACCGTCAGGGTCGCGCCGGCCGGGTAGGCGCTCGCGGCCGGCAGCGCCACCGCGCGCGCGCCGGTGATTGCGGTATAGGCGACGATGCGGTCTGTCGCGAGCGCGCCATAGGCGGCATCCGCAACGGCGATCCGCCGCTCGATGCCGGCCGCGAAGCCGCCGCCGGTCGCGCCGTCCTGGAGGACGAGCCGGTTGTTCGTCGAGTCGACCACGACTTCCGCCGCGGCCCCCGTGAAGGCCGCGACGTTCACCGCCGAGCCGGAGCGGAGTTGAAGCTGTTCGCTCATTCATGATCCTTCGACAAGCTCATCCCTCGACAAGCTCATCCTTCGACAAGCTGAGGATGAGGTCACGATGTGGTTCTTCGACAGGCTCACGACGAGGGCGGGGAAATCTGCACGGTATGGATGGCGAGGCGCACGGCGCCGCCCGAGAAATTGCCGCCCGCCGCCGTCAACACGATCGGGGTTGCACTGTAGAACGCAGTCGGGCCGATCAGCCCGTAATTGGTCGATCCGGTCGCGGTGCTGAGGACCGAGCCGAACTGCGTCGCATTGCCGGAGAAGCCGACCGAGAAGCTGGTCGCCCCGGTAATCGTTGTCGTCACCCGCTCGGAAACCGCGAGCACGATACAGTTGGCCGGGATCGAGAGCGACGTGGTGACGGACGCGCCGGAGAGGCCGGAAGCAGCGCCTTCGAGCACGCCGAAGGTGATGTTCGCGCCGTGTGTCGATTGCGCACCGAGGCCCACCTGGTCGACCACGGTCCAGGCGCTGACGCCGTTCGACTCGAGGGCGACATAGCCATAGGCCGTGCTGATGACCGCCGATGCCCCGCCGTCAATCGTGTCGGAGCCGGCCCGCGCCGCCGTAATCGTGAGCGTGCTCGAGCAGGAGCCGCTTTCATCGACGATCAGAAGCCGCGCTCCGGTCGGGAAAGTGGCCGCCGATGGGAGCGTGACGGTCATCGCCGTCGAGATCGACGTATAGGCGATGAGGCGATCGTTGACGGTGGCGGTATAGGCCGCGTCGGCGACGGCATGCCGCGCCGTGTGGTCGATGAGCCAGCCGCCGGCCGTCGACCCGTCGTTGACCGCAAGGCGGTTGTTGGTCGTGTCGACGACGATCTCGCCCTGCGCGCCGGTGAAGGCCGCCACTTGCGCGGCCGTGCCGCGCCGGAACTGTAGCTGTTCGCTCATTCAAGATTCTCCCCCTCTCCCTGCTTGCGGGGAGAGGGCAGGGGTGAGGGGCGGGGCCGAAAGGCGCAGGCGGCCCCGCCCCTCATCCGGCGCTTCGCGCCACCTTCTCCCCGCTCCCTCGACAGGCTCGGGATGAGGGCGGGGAGAAGGGGTTTCAGGGGACGGTCCCCAGGGCGATGACGTCGCCGACTGCGTCCGTCGTCGCGCCGAAATTGTCGAAGAGGGAGGGCGTCGAGGCTGCCGCGCCGAGGTTGAGCGCCCATCCAGTCAGAAGCTGCGCCGCGATCGGATGCGCCGTCGGCAGAGCGCCGAGGTCGATGATCGCGAGCACCGTCGAGCCGTCGGCGCCGAAATCGTCTCTCAAGACCTGCGGGCTCGCCACCGAGCCGAGGTCGACCGGGACGCCCGTCTCGAGCTGCGCCGCGATCGGATGCTCGACGCCGACGCCGCTCGGGGTGAAGGAATAGGCGACGCATGTTGAAAGGTCTTGCTCGCCGCCCCCGAAGACGTTGAAGCTCTGGAATTTGAAATAGAGCGTCACGCCGACGAGGTTCGCCGGCAGATCGTATTTGACGATCGCGCCGTCCAGCCGCGCGAATGGCGCGCCAGAGGCATGCGAGAGACCCGAAGTCCCGCCGAGCGCGCGCGCGAGGCCCGTCAGGTTGTAGGCATTGCCCGAGACGAGCGTCGCATTCTCGTAGGCGAGCAATTCGCTGTCGACCAGCGAGAGTGTTGCGCCCTGTTCGGCGGCGGCCTGGCTTGTTCCGCTCAGCGTCCCCGCGCTCTCGGCGAGGTTGACCGACAGCGTATCGGCCGAGTCCCAGCCAGAGGCCGCGGGCAGGCTCGCCGTGAGGACGCCCTGGCGCAGCGGCGCAGTGACCTGGAAAATCTGCGAATAGGTCACGTTGTCGACCGAGACGTAGACGTTCGCGCCGCCCCATTGGGTCGAAGAGCCGGCGCTGATGCCGCTCGCCCCGATCCAGACTTGCGTGACGCCCCCGGTCGCCGCCGACGGCGGCTCGTAGATCAGCGGCGCGTTGACCGGGACGGCAGGCACGCCCCAATCCGGGTTCCAGTTGCCCGCTCCGGCGCCCGGGTTTACGCCCGGCGTCGAGACGCCGAAAACAAGTTCCTCGGCCGTGATGGCGAGCAGACCCTTGTCGTCCTCATCGATCTCGATGATGCGGACGGGATAGTTCGAGAGCCCGAGGTTAGCATCCGTGATGGTCACAATATCCATCGGGTCGAGAAGGCAGAACTCCCACGACAGGATGAACTTGAACTTCGTGCGGACGTAGAGCTCGCGTTGCAAGATGGTCTGCGCGACGATCGGCCCGATCGTGAACTCGTCGCAGATCTCATGCGCCTGGATGACTGATCCGACGCGCGGGCCGAAGATCTCGATCTGGCTTTGGTCGCGCGCCTCGACGGGAACAGGCGAATAGCGGTTCGACCGCGAGGAGACTTCCACCCGCTGGATGGTCGGCAGCGCGAAGACGTCGGCCCGCTCGACCTGGACCGGGTCCTTGTTCGCTTTCGCGTCGATGAAATTGTCGTCGGTCAGCGCATAGGCCGGTGTCAGTTTCGGTGCGTAGGCGGTCGGCGCGGCGACCGTGTAGGTGATGACGACAGGAAGGCCTTCGTCGGCGTAGGCGAAGAGATAGGTGCCATTCGGGCCCATCCCGTACGTGCCGGCGACGCTCGGGAATTCCGCGCCGATGAAGGCGAACGGAACGCCGGTCGAGGCGTAGACCACGCCGCCATCGGAAAGGAAGCTCGCCGCGCCGGCCACGGTGACCGAGGCCGGCAGCTGGTAGCCGGTTGAGGTCGGGACCGGATGCGGGATCGAGAATTGCTGGGTCAGCGTCGTCGTCGCCCCGCTGGCGATCGCGCTGTCGCCGTAGGGGATGAACCTGAGAAGCCCGCCGCTCCATACCCCCGCGCAGGAGAGGATTTGCAGCCAGCGCGTCATGATGCTCGAGCCCTGTTCCTGGGCCGAGAGGAGCGGCGAGAAGGCGATCCCCATCGCCTTGCAATAGGTCTGCAAGGATGCGTCGCCGCCGGAACCGAACAGGGTCGACGAGTCGATAGAGGCCGGATCGAAGCCCGCCCCATATTGGGCGTTGGTCAGGAAATCATAGATGACTTGCGCCGGGTCGGCGTCGATCCCATTCGCGCCGGTTCCCGCCAGCGCGCCGAGGACTTCGAAATTCAAGTTGCCGATGGAAGCGGTGTCGCCGAGGTTAAACGAGGCGCCGCAGACGAAGGCGGTCCCCTGGTACGCGAGATCTTGCCCAGGATAATAGGCCGTCAGCCACGGCCAGACGCTTTGCGGCGTCGTCCCGTCATAAGTGTTGAGATCAAGGGCGAGCGGCGTGTAATAGACCGAAAGGTCCTGCCAGACCGTCGGGATGTTCGAGATCGGCCCCTCGCAGAGCGCGATCATCAGGTCGGCCTGATAGGTGTAGCCGACCGGCGATCCCCGGCCGCCGAGCACGCCGCCCTTGCCGCCAGAACCCTTGCCGCCGCCGTAGGACGGCACAGCGACGAAGCGGTTGTACCAGATGACGTTGCCGGCGAGCTTATTACGCCCCCAGACGATCGGAATCGGAAGCGTCGAGACGGCCGTGTTGATCTGGAGCCCGGTGTAGTCCGGCTTGATCTGGTTGCTGTTGCGGCGGAGGAACCCCATGGTCAGTGACCAGTAACCAGTGACCAGTGATCAGAGGGCAGATGTCCCCTCTCCCCGCTTGCGGGGAGAGAGCCGGGGTGAGGGGCCTGGCCAAGCGCCGGCCAGTAGCTGGCGAACATGCGCGGCCTCCGCGCGAGCGGACAGCGCAAAACCTCGTCTTCGACCACGAAACCGGCCTGAGAATGGGCGTGGATCATTGTCAGCGGCTTGGTCTTGCTCACAATGCCCCCATGCGCGAAGCAGCGTCCGACCCGAAACAGGATCACGTCACCGAGGCCCGTGGCCTCGACTATACGGGCGCGCGCGAGCAGGAAGCCGAGATATTTTTCCTCGCTCCGGTGCAGCATCCAGTCGCGCGTGTAGGGACGCGGGTCGAACGGCTCAACGAGGCCCAAGTCGCAATAGACGCGCACCAAAAGCATCGCGCAGTCGACGCCGCCCTTGCGGCCTTGAACGTCCGCCGCGTGATGGTAGGGCGTACCGATCCACTCGCGCGCCGCCGCGGCGACGGCCAAGCGCGTGCTCCCCTCTCCCGGAGGGAGAGGGGCCGGGGGTGAGGGAACCGTCACCACGCGCGCGTGAGCACGACGAGAGCGACCGCGAGGCCGGCAACGAGGCCGACGCCCAGTCCGAAGCCGGAGAGGAAGGCGGCGATCATCGTGGCCTCGGCTTAAGCAGTTCTGTTCAGTTTGCGCTTTCGCGCAAACCCGGATGGCTCAGTCCGTTCACCCCTGACCCCTCTCCCTCTGGGAGAGGGGAACGCTCAGTAGGCCGTCTCGATCGGCGGAACGAACGGGAAGCCCCGGAAGTTCGCCTTGTTGTTGAACCGCCCCTGGCAAGTGGCGAGCGTGTGGTCGCATCCGGCGTAGACCGTGAAGGTGTCCCCGGTCGCCGGCGCGAAGGGCAGCGGATACATGAGGCTAAGCGACGAGCCGACGCCGACGCTCTTCACCGTCGCGCGCACGTTGGCGTTCTGCCCCGACGAGAAGACGAGCGAACCTTGCTGGTGCTGCGCCGCCGCAACGCCCGAGTAGATCACGCTCGCCGTCGAGCCTGCACCGGCCGTCCCGCTCGCCGCATAGGTTCCCCGGATCACGCCGCAGCCGGAATCGTAGAGGACATGGAGGCACGTCGGCGAGAACAGGTTGCGCGGCATGTCGTAATCGAGGATCACGAGATCGCTCGCGACGGTCAGCGTCGCTTGCGTGCGCCCCACGGCGTCGACCGTCGAAACGCGGCCCTGAAACATCCGGACGCCGCCCACGACGGTTCCATTGGGCGCGGTCAGGAAAACTCGGTCCCGATAGACGGGCGCGCCGTCGAAAGCCCCGTCGCGCAAGGCCTCGAGGAAGGGCGCGCCGTTGATGAGATCGGTCGGCCGGGCGGCAATCGTAATCTGCTGCTTGTCGACCTCGAGCCCGACTGTGCCCTTGTACTTCAAGCCCTGGACGAGCGGGCCGTTCGCCAGGAAGGTATAGCCGTTGTAGGCGATCGGCAGATCGAAATTCGTCCAGGTGTAGACCGTGCCGACCGTCGCGATGAAGGTGAAGCACTCGGCGAACTGGACAAGGGTGTCCGGCGGGGTCTGCGCAGCGGCAAGGAGCGCCTGGACGGCGCCGGAAGTCGACTTCATGACGTGCGGACCGAGCGGAATTTCAGGCTCTTCACCGTCCACAAGTTCTTCATGAACTGCTCGAAATCCTCGCTGTCGTCGTCGAACCGGCACTGGAAGGCATAGGTGAAGGTCGCGGTGACCACGACACCCGAGCCGGGCGCGCTTGCGAAAACGAGGCTGTTCGGGGTCGAGAGAGACCAGCCCGACGCCTGGTTGACCCCGTTCAGGTAGACGTTCGAAACGCCTGTCACCCAGCCGACCGGCTCAAAGAATGTTCCCATATAGCGGGAAAAGGCGAAAACCGTTGTGGCGCCGTCGCCGGTCGCGATCGCGCCATTTGTCACGCTGTCGTCGGTTGGGTCCGTGTAGAGGAAGGTCGAATATTGGCCCTGACACGAAAGGAAGAGCCCGAGCAGGCTTTGCAGCGAATTGGCGCCGAGGCCGGGGTAGGAGCCGTTCGAGGAATCGAGCCCGTCGAAGGTGAGTTCGAATTGCCAGATCGGGTTCTGATAGAGCGCGTCGCGAACCTCGCGCCCGGAGACGTGCGAAGCGACGATGGTCGAGAAGCTCGGCTTCTTGTGGACGCTAAAGCCGAGGCCGGCGAGCGCCGGGAAGGAGGGCGGCGCAGTCACTCCCCTCTCCCGGAGGGAGAGGGGCCGGCGGTGAGAGGACCCAGCCGGCCATAGATCAGGCCGAAAGACAGAACGCCGAATCTGGCGCAGAAGCACAAGCGCATCGGTCCGCTCCCCTTACCCCCGCCCCTCTCCGCTCGGGAGAGGGATTTCACGGCCTCACCGTCTGCAGATTGAGCGTCTTCAGCGTCCAGAGCTGCGCCATGAACTCCTCGAGGTCCTGGACGTCCTCGGCGAAGCGGCAGAGCCACAGCGCGCCGAAATCGGCCGTTATGGGAATTCCCGTAGCGGGGGCGGTCGCGAACGTGATCGCCGGCGCATAGCCGCTCGAGACCGTCCAGCCGGTCGCCTGGCTCACGTCGTTGAGATAGACCGCCGCGAGGCCAGACGTCCCATAAACCGGGATCGTCGCGCCGCCGATGGTCTGGACCAGCGCGAAAGTCGTCGTCGCTCCGTCGCCAGTTCCGAGCGCTTGCGCCGTGACAGCCGCGAGGCCGGGCGGAGCGACCCAAAACGAGGTTGCCTGCCCGCTCATGGCCTCAAAGAAGCCTGCAACCGCCTGGAGCTCGCGGTACGCAGCGGCCGAGCGCAAAACC